CCACGCCGAAAGCCAGGGCCTTGAAGTGCAGGGCACCGGGCTGCATCGGCGGTATGACCCACGACGACCTTGGTAGAGAAGTAGGCGAGTGCGATGCCTGCTACAAGGGCATCACATTGAAGGAGGAAGTATGAAGATTGTATACGAAGACTGGTGTCCATCAGCAGCCTCTCTGGCTCTGGTGGGTGACGCCAACGACATCATTGCCGAGTACGAAGCAGATGACTACACGCTGACACTGAGGCAGCTTTACTACCAGTTCGTTTCCCGTGACCTGATCGAGAACACGGAGAAGAGCTACAAGCGGATCGGTTCACTGATAACCAAAGCCAGGATGGCTGGCATGATCTCCTGGAATGCCATTGAAGATCGCAACCGGACCCACAACAGCTTCTGGTACGACGAGGACTACATGTCACCCATCATGGAGCTGCCGGATCTGATCCGGTTCGACAGGTGGGCAAGGCAAGAGGTGTACGTGGAAGCCTGGGTGGAGAAGGAAGCTCTTGGCAGCGTGCTGGCCAGGGTCTGCGACAAGTATCTGGTGCCTCACATGGCCTGCAAGGGTTACCTCTCAGCCAGCGAGGCCTGGAGAGCTGGTATGCGGTACTCACAGCAGCTCAAGAAGGGTAAGCGGTGCATCCTGCTGCACCTGGGTGACCATGACCCTTCAGGGGTGGACATGACCAGGGACAACGATCACCGGCTGCAGATCTTTTCCGGAGCCCGGTACGGAGGTCATAACGAGGGTGGTAGTGTCGAAGTCAGGCGGCTGGCCCTCAACATGGATCAGGTGGAAGAGCATACCCCGCCACCCAACCCGACCAAGGTCACCGACTCCCGTGCCAGTGACTACATCAAGAAGTTCGGCCACACCTGCTGGGAGCTGGATGCCCTGGACCCGAAGACGTTGGAGGAGCTACTGACCGACGAGATCCGTTCGCTGATCAACGCCAGGGAATGGCAGAAGGTCAACGAGGAGGAGGAGAACGTCAAGGCCACCTTGGCAGACGTTGCTGAGAACTGGGACGAGATCGAACAGTTCCTGAAAGAGCGATGAGAATCATCCCGTGCTTCTGGCACAACTATGACCCCTTCATTTACTACTGTCACTGGACCGACTACCGGAAGGCCATGACCCTGGCCTGGGCTTTATGGGGAGAGCCCTCTCACACGGAGTGCAACTGCAGTGCTCTTTCTGAGTTCATTCAGCACGGCACGTACTAAGACCGGGACTAAATAGGCACTACTTGGTGCCTATTTAGTCCCCCCTCAGACGTAGTAAACCCCACTCGTAAGGTTTGTGAGATCAGAGAACATGTAGTAAGGAGAGTTCTCGTTGTTGAACTCTGACTTCAGGTAGAAGTCATCCCTCACTACCTTGGAAAATCTGAACGCTCTAACCAACCCGCTGAATACCTCCGCAGCGTCAGCATCTTCCACCCCGATCAGTAGGTGAGTCTTCCCAGTCGGCAAGTCCACAGTTAAGGCTGAAACAGTGTTCGGGAGCGTGGAGTTGAAGTCGTTACCAGAACCCCTGCCATAGGCTATCTGCCTGTCCCCGTCTTTCTCAAACCTGAAAGCTGCGTAGTTCACCCCCGGCAGGTAGACTAGATCTCCTGCCAGCATCCTCCCATTGCCAGGATCTTCCACCCCTAAGAGACCAACCCCACTAGACGTATTGAGAGTTACCCTCTGGTCAGCAGAAGGTGCAGCGGCATCATTCACCCAGGAGGCTATGGCCCGATCCTTCACATCAAACGGCTCATAGAAAACCTCGAGAGTTCCCTGGTCGTAATCCGCTGGGAGTTCGACTTTCAGGTAGGCACCTATGTTCGGGTTAACATCAGCCACATCAGAGCCCGGAAAGTGCATTCCGTACAGCCTCTCAAGTTTCCTTATCGTCTGGTTACCACTCCCACTATCCAGCAGAATCCACGCATCGTCCCCCGAGTGAGGACTGACCCCGTTGTCGTGACTGGCCAGTCCCCGGTAAAAGGTCGCAGAGTCATCAAAGTAAACCGCACCAAGCACAGTGCCGTCAGGAGCCACCTTGTAGGTGGTTGAGTCCTGCTCAGAACTGATTAAGAAGAAGTTTCCAGCCATTGTGATACCCACAGGCTTTTCGATGGGTGACGACAGATGGATGACTCCCTTAAACCCCCTGTTGGGAGCGGAGTCATAGTCATAAAGGAAGATCTTGTTGTTGTGGCAGTACGAGACTACCGCGATCTCATTCTCGTAGCTCTTCCTCTTGTAACAGCAGGAAGTGGCAGCAGCTCCGGAGGGGGTGATGTCCACCTCGTCTATAAACGCCAGCGTGGTCGGATCGAACTTGCACAGAGTGACAGTGTCGTAATCCGCGCAGCTCACAAACCGCATCGCCGGAATCCACAGGAAGCCTCCGTAGTAGAACCCGTCACCTATCCTGTTCGGTGCGCCACTAAGGGCTCCGAGAGGGTTGGTGTTTTGGAGGGTGGTGCTCCAGAATTCATCCGTCTTGGTGATCTGGTTCGTACTGAACAACCACCAGTTCGTTTCGTCATGGGTCATGCCCAGGTCTGCCGGAACATTGGGCGAAGCTGATAGCTCCTGGTAAGACCCGATCTTGCCACCATTCACCTCTTCGATAGTTATCGGGCAGGCGTTGGCGGTAAGGTCTTTTGGATTAGGCTCATCAAAGTAGCACACGCAGGCGTAGTCATCGTCAAAAGCATCCGTGTCGTTGGCGATCTCCAGACCGGACCCCGTGTACACATTGAAGTCACTCTCCGTAGCATAGGCGGTACAGACCGGCATCTTGAAGAAGATGATTAGCTCAGTTATTCGATTGTCTATCTTATGAACTATCCTTGGGTACCTGATCGTACCTGTCGGATCGGTCACGATGATATCCAACCCGTCTTCTCTGGAGTAGCCTACCACCGAAGGTGAGACTCTGGAGCCTGACGGGTTACTAATGTCCCTTAGGTGGAGCATGACGGTATAGTCGTTGTGCGTTCCTACCTTCCCCAGGTTGTTTGAGTTTCTCATCTCGAAGGTCTGCTTGTACCTTGAGTACGCTGCCAGATTAGGGACAGGCCGCTGCACTGTGACGTCATACTTCTGGAGGCTCTTCAACGAGTCCCGCTCTGACTCCAACACATACCGGATGTATTGATTGGCCTGTGACTGAAGGTCATACTCAAGTGAGATGTCATCAAAGAACACCGTGCAGTAATCACCAGAGAATCTCTCCCCTTCCAGGATTATCCGTACCTTCCTTACCCCAAGGGAATCATAAGGTACTTGAACCCGCATAGAATATTCAGTCCAAACTGCCGGAGCTGTGGCAGTAGAGAAAACCTGTGAAACCGCAGACCCGTTCTCCCTCGTAAACCAAAGCCCCACTCGCCCCTTGTCGTTCCCCGCCAAAGAGTTCTGCCACCACGTTATCGTGATGTAAGCAGTGCCGCTATCTAACTCTGCCGCCAGTATCCCAGCGTCCACTAAATCGATGTAGCCACTTGGCATCTGAAACAGGGGAACCTCATTGCCCATGAAGCAGTAAGTCCCGCTGTGAGGTGACACTGTCAGATACCCTGGATACGCGCCCATGCTGCCAGCCAGGGGATCGGCTCCCCACCCGGTGATGTCTCCAGTTTCCGCATCCGGGTTAGTCACTGCGATAGGTGTCAGACCTACAGGAGGTTTGGCACGGTCAGCCAGCTCATCAGCCAGGGCATAGACATAGTTGTCGTCGGTGATGCCGGTGATGGTTCTCAACAGACCATCGTCGTCACCGTACAGGCTGAGGTTGTAGGTGGTCCCAGGCTCTGGGCCGATGCTTGTGGCGTACCAGAGAGTCGGTACCTCTTCTATCTGCAGCAACCGATCCCTGTGCGCCCAATGCAGTTCAAACCCACCCTCAAATTCAGGGTTGAAGTAGGGTCCGTCATTAACATACACACCGCCAGGAGGATAAGGCCTGCCTTGTCTGCCTACAGTGATAAGCTCCTGCTGGTTCGCATCCTCAATGGCCAGCGTCCCGCCAGAAGCCACAGTAAGGAACTTGGCATCCACGGTTTCCCCTGACAGATACTTGGTAGGGTCTTTCGAGTCGAAGGTCTGGAAGGCATAGACCACGGTACCCACCGCATGCGTAGCCTGAACCGTGTCGATCATCGCCCGGTAAACTGTCAACTGGGTAAGAGAAGAATTGATCGCGTAGATCCAGACCAGCTCGTCCCCCAGCAAAGCCAGCTTCGGAGTTTCGAGTCTATCCCCGTCCGTAAGATCAGTGACCTGCAGGTAAGAGGTGTACTCGTCAGCTCCTATTTCAGCGGTCAGCTCATAGCAGGGAGCCCAGCCGCCAACGCTGCGCCTGATGTAGGCTTCGGTGCCGACCCGGGTCCACAGCTCATAGTTGTAAGACAGCCCGGTAGGTCTGGTAGCGATGCCGCCTACGAACGTGTCCTGGTCAGTCAGCACCTCCAGATCCGCATCTGACATCTTGCGCTCAAGCAGCCAGTAAGGGCTCTCCACCAGCATCAGGCGAGGAGGCTCTACCGGCTCCCCATCTGCAGGAACCCAGCCACCGGGCTCCTCCACGTAGTAGGAGGTTTCCGGCATGGAGAAAACGTCCTGCACACAGGAGATCGTGATCTTTCCTGCCGTCAGTGTCCCCAACGAGATGTTCCCCACTCTCAGAACGATACCCTCCAGGCCTCGCTCCGGATTGGAGTAGTCAAAGATGTCACCGGGCCTCAAGGTCCAGCCTACCCTGTTCACTTCCAGCTCGATCTTGTTCAACGGTACCGACAGCATGCGGAGATCTCGCTCAGCCACCCTGGTGGCCAACTCAGCGTTGTTGATCCCCATATAAGCCGTGTCCCTGTGGACAACCCTACCCTGTACCCGAATGTTCCCCGAGTCATGTACCGTGACGGATCGCTTCTCTTTCTCGTCCACGTTGTAGTAGGTCACAGCGATGGTGTTGGTGGTGTTACCCCAGGAGGGGGCCTGTCGGTCCACCATCTTGCTGTTGCCGGAATCGATCTGTACCAACCCCTCGGTAGACTCCTCTCGAATCAGTTTGAGATAGAACTGTCCGGTGAAGGGGTTGACAGAGAGGATCGCCCCAATGTGGTCAGTCACCTCTTGCAGGAAGTCGAAGATGGTTGATTGTTTAGCCCACACGAGACAGAGGCCGAAGTCCTCCTGGTACAGGGTGACCGCCGCAGCCGTGAAAGAGTCAACATCCATGTCCTCCCTGTCGTAGCCCAGCCCCCATTTACTGTTGGTCAGGCACTCGTACATGATGTGCGCTGGGTTCATTCCCTCGTTAGGGGTCTTGACATAACTGCCGAACAACGCGGTGGAGTACCGGGAAAGAACCCATGACGGTTTTTTCAGGTAGGGGTTGTTGGCTGCGATGTACGGGCTTCGCATGACAGAACCAAAGACGCCGCGGTGTGCTGAGATTGGCGCAGGGGACTTGGCCGACAGGTAGGAGTTGAGGCCTTGACTGTCTTGCCCGAACTCGAAGTCAACCGTGCCTACGAACCCGCCTTCTTTCTTCTCTCCACCGTGCAGATCTGGCTTGTCGATAGCCACTGAGGTGTTACCCTCGACGTTGGAACGGATAGTCCCTTCCCATGCAGTTTCGTCACCGTACAGAAACTCATGCACTGTCATGTAGGAGTCATCGTCAGGCCCATGCACTGGAACGTGGTGCATGCCCAGAGAGTATTTGTATCCTACGACGACATAATCGTCACCACCCTTACCCATTGTGTGCTCCTTTAGCGATCTGAATAATGCGTAAGATCGGCTCGTCTGTCGAGATGGCTAAGAGTTCAGACTCTGTGTAGCCTTCTTGTATTAGTTTCATCACGCTGAATTTCGGATAGCGTTTAGCGAAAGCATAGATCCCATTCACGCAGATATGTGCCTTCCGTATGTGGCTCTGCCGAATGATGACCTCGCTCATTTCTTATCTACTTCTTCCCTGATCTCATCAACTCGTTGGTCTCCGTACCAGACAAGGGCGGTCTGCTCCATGTACACCTTGCCGAAGATCACGGGTATTGAGTCACCTTCTTCCGCAAGGTCACCTTCGAGCTGCTCGATCTCAGGGGGTGGTGGCTTCTTCTGCTTCGGCCGAAGCAGGTAAGAGAGCACCATGGATACTAAGAGTTGGACAAATAAGTGCATTAGAACACCTGATCTTTAGATGGGTCTTTATTGGGCTTGTTCTTGAACCCACCGTAATTGGGCATGTTGGCGAATTTGGTATCACATTCAGCAGAGTTCTGACTGCAGCCTGGGTACATGGATACAGTGTCCAGAGCTGCCATCGGCCAAGTGGAAGAGAGTACGGTCAAGACCTGCCCTACATGGTTGGTGATAGTGCGGGAGTTCTTGTTACCGTACTGCCCGTCCCACTCTACGAACCCCCCGCTGTAGTACCCATCCGGCTTACCCGCTGCTTCCGCTACCTGGACCGTGTTGTTGGTCACAGCGACAGCAGCACCGTCCACCTTGTAGGTCACTTCGTTTACCTTGCAGTCATCGTCGTAGATCCTGAAAGGGCACCCTTTGGTGTAGGGCCGGCGAAGCCCGGGGGCCTTCAAAGAAGTAGCGATGTTCTCGCACTCGATCTCGGCGTTGACTTCCTTCCAGGAGACAGAGGCTACCCGACCCTTCCAGACCGGGGTGTAATCCTCCTCGTCAATAACCTCCCCGTGCTTCCTGTAGATGGTGACTTGTACCACCACATCAGGAGGGATCACCATGTACGCTTCAAGCAGAGGGAAATCGAAGTCTACCTGGATGGAAAGGTTGGACTTATCGATCTCGCTGTCGAGAGAGATAGCTCCTCTCTGGATAGGTACCGCGACATATGTTTCCCCCTCATAGACAACATCGGTATCGGAGGAAGTGTAGCGTTGTATGTTGCCCCCAACGGCGAAGACGTACACCTCATCAGGCACTCCACCAAAGGTGCTTGCTTCTTTTGTTGCGAAAGGCATTAGTTCAATTCCCCAGCGTAGCTGAACCGCAGGTCGCACTCTGCGAAATCACCACTGATCCAGGCGATCTGTATCCTGTCTGCAGAGTTCCTGACAAAGTGCATGAAGGAGCACATCTTGACTTGCCTGGGTTGGATGTCATGTCCCCAGGAGTCTGACCCATCAGGGTTGGTAACCTCTACCCAGTCTGTGCCTACCTCAGTAGCGATAGCAGACACCATCTTGCGATAGAAGACTTCCCCACCGTGCAGCAGTATCCTCACATGGATCTCGTCTGCGGCATCGGACCCGTAGAGTTGGCTCAGATAGTTGCCATCGACGTAAAACCCGGGTTGGTTGGCGTCTATGACATCGTTGATAACGAAGTCAGGGGTGTCTGAGTGCAGCCAGAAGGGTACCCTACGACCATCCAGGTAGTAAAGGAAACTCCTGAACCACTCGATCTCAGTCCTCCCGTTCAGAAACCACTTGAACGGCTGGGAGACCCGGTCCCCGATGTTCATCTTCTCCCGGTACCGCTTACCTGTGCCAGGGTCAAACTCTATCAGCTCACCGGAGTAAGTGATGTCCCTGTTGTCTCTCCAGTTGGGCTGGCGTGTCAGGACGTAGTAGCCGTTGTACAGCTCCTGAGGAGTTGGTTCAAAGGCAGCGTGAGGGATACTGTTGACCAGCTGCCACTCAATAGTAGCAGCGGCCATTTCACCGGAGAGCTTATCAATCCTCTGCTCTGTTGGGACCAAGGCCAGCTCCACAGGGAAGACCGGGGATCTCTTGTTCCAGAACTTCAGTGTCTCCGACTGCAGGGTCAACGTGTTCCCGGAGATGCCCTCGCAGTAGGCAAGCTCGAAGCTGGCCACTCCCGCCATGACCGCGATGATCTGCCCTACCCTGAAGTTCCGGTTGGTGGTCTCCACTTCAAACTCTGTTGAGCCGATGGGAGCTGCCTGCAGGAGGTAGCTCTGATCCTGGTGCATCGGAATAGCGAAAGGTCTCTCGTAGCCTGCACGGACATAGGCCTGCAGCGCCCTGAAGTCCTCACGGTAGGCAAACGCTTTATGCCTCAAGGTAACCCGTGGGCTTCTCCGCAGTCCGATCCTCTGCTCAAGGCCATTCTGTGACATGAGGATGTCCGTCTTCCACTCCAGGGTTTCAATGAACGGAACTTCCCAGTTGTTTACGAACGGGAACAGGGCAAGCCTCAAGCCTCTGATGGTTGTGGCAGGGGCCTCGCCGTTGTCAATGTTCAGTTGATAATTCGCAGCGATCTGCGGAGGCCCGATAGTGGACACATCCACTTGGTAGGTCAGTACCCCCTGCGGCCCCATGACAACGTCAGGCGGTGGGAGCTGCGCCCCAGGCAAGAGGTCAAGACCAATGACATCAGTCTGCGTGATCGACTCTATGGATCTCGACTCTCTCAGCCATGCGTTCCACACATCGAAGTAGATTGTCCTGTTCGACAGGACGTTGCCCAGGTCATAGTTGCTTTCGTAGACATGAACCTTGTCGAAAAGGTCATCCCCGTAGTTCAGCAGCTTGTGGACGTTGCCTACTTTCGGGGCGTTGAAAGTTACCGCGCCCGGCGTGACCGTACCTACCCCAGCAATAGCAGGTGCGAAGTCCAGGTACGTGATCGCACTCGGCCGCTCATGGTCGAAGCCCGGCACGGACTGGTAGACCAGACTGGGGTCTAACCTTACTGCAGATACAGCGGCCATTACGGAACCTCTTTGAATGCCAACCCATAGATGTCAGAGTTCAATCCAAGTGCAGACTTAGAACGGATGGGGAAGGCCCACCACGTATCACTGCCGAGCAAGAAGCTCTCGGCGGGAGCGAACGTATCCATGTTGCACACCAGCATGGCCTGCGG